GGCGGCGTGTTTGTTAAATCTGACAACCAAGCATTAGCCGACAACGCCGCCACAGTCATCGTCGGCGAATCCGGCACACGCTGGCTGCGCCAATACACCGCCTTGAGTATTCGCGATTTTGGTTATGCTGAATCAAAAAACAACGCCGCCGCGACCATCGAAGCAGCCGAGCGCGCAGCGTTAGGCGTGTTTGTTGATTGCTTAGGCTTAAAAATCGATACAAATAAAAAGTACCAAACAAAAAACAAATACGGCAACGGCCAATTTACCGTCAACGGCGCGACCGTCGATATGCCATATCAACCAATCCGCACAGGCATTGGGCGATTTATTAGCGGCACAGGAGCCGCCGCAAATCTCAAATCCAACGAATGGACAGGCACTGGATTGGTCGTCATCGGCGAGGGCGCAATGGCAAAAACAGAGAAATGCGTTTCCGGCATCGCCATCGGCGACCGCGCGCAGGGCTTTTCACGAATCAGCAGAGACAACATCGCCATCGGCGCCGACAGCCTGATCAACGTACAAGCCGAGACTGAATGGTACGACCAGTCAAAAATGGCAGGCACACGAAACATCGGCATCGGCGGCAATGCTGGTCGAGGAATCACAAGCGGTTTTGCCAATGTTTCCATCGGCCGCAACGCCGGGCAAGGCTTAGGCGTAGGCTCATCAAATATCGCACTTGGCGCCGGCGCGATGGCAGGGACGGCCCCAGTCGGTTTGACTGGCGACATCGAAGTTTTCTGGCCGTCTCAAACCTCAAGAACAATCGCAATCGGCGAGGCCGTCTTGCAAACATATCAAGGCCGCGCAGCGCAAACCGCAATCGGCGGCAACGCGGCAAGAAATATGAAAACCGCCGAGAAAGTGACAGTCATCGGCGCGAACGCAATGGAAAGCCTCGAACAAAACCGCGCCCCAAACGGCGGAAATGTTGTCTGGACAGGCACAGAAACAGGCAGCTACACACAATCGGCGAATACTATTACTTTTACATTTAATAATATTCGAGGGGCTAAGGTTAATTATTGGGTAGGCATCCGCCTGACATCAGGCACAGCGCAGACCTTACAAAACGACGTTATCCCCGTGAAAGTAGTATCGGTTAGCGGCAATAATCTGACAGTTAATAGCTCAAAAGAGCTGACAGCCTCCGGCTCTGCCGAATTGAAGTTCGTTTTTTCTGATACCTCATCAGCAACCCTAAACGAAGAGCTGACAGTCATCGGCGCGAACGCGATGAATAAGGCTTTAACAGCAGGCTATTCCACCATCATCGGGGCGGATGCTGCATTGACGGGAGAGAATTATCAAAAAACGACCGCAATCGGCGCGTCATCATTGCGAACAGGCTCTCATATTTCGACCACCGCTATTGGGTATTGGACAATCCCTACGTCAAGCAGTGAGCAATGCGTTGTTATTGGGGATAGTGCCGGGTATCGGAATGTACAAGGCGATATTTTAAAAGGGAAAATCACAAACTCCATCGCCATCGGCTATGGCGCGCGAATAAATGGGAACAACGAAATCCAAATCGGCACAAACGGGCAAACCCTATACGCCCCGACCGCTGTCAACATCCGCTCCGATGGCCGCGATAAAACCGACATCAAACCGCTTTCAGACGGCCTGCAATTTGTCATGAAATTAAAGCCGGTCACAGGCTACTACGACCGCCGTGATGCTTATGTTGACGAGCTTTTCCAAGACCTACCCGAAGAAGAGCGCGCCGTCAAAGTCCGCGAATGGTGGAAGAACCCAACCAAAGACGGCCGACACAAAGAAGACCGACAGCAGCATTGGTTTATTGCCCAAGACATCGCCGCGCTGGAGCAAGAGTACGGCCGCCTGCCGATGGTCAACATCAAAAACGACACATACACCATTGAATATGAGACTTTTATCCCGGTTTTGACAAAAGCCATTCAAGAGCTGGCCGAAAAAGTCGAGAAATTAGAAAACGAAAACAAGGAATTAAAAAATGACAAGATGCGTAATTGATTCAGACGGCCTGTTTGTCGAAGAGCAATATTTTGACGATGGCCGCCAAAGTATCGAAGCCGAAGTACCGCCGCTGAAAGAAAACCAAGCGGCACGATGGACTGGCGAGAGCTGGGAAATCCTCCCCGATTTTCGCGGCGAAGTCGTCTTTACAAAAGACGGCGAGAAAATATGGAAAGAAATCGGCAGTCTGCCTGACGGCGTCAGCCTGACACCGTTGGAAACGGCAAATTTGGCAGATTTAAAAGCCGCCATGCTGACAAACCTCAATGCCGCCGCCCAAAACTTTGTTGACGCCCACTCCGGCGCGAGCCAAGTCCCCGATTTCGAGCTGGCGACCTGGCCGCTCCAGTCAACCGAGGCGCAAGCGTGGGCTGCCGATAAATCAGCCGCTACCCCAATCCTAGACGGCATTGCCGCCGCGCGCGGCTTGGACAAAGACAAACTCAAGGCCGCCGCTCTAAAAAAATCCCTGGCATATTCCGCCCTGTCTGCCATCGTTGCCGGTCAACGCCAGGCAATCCAAGACCAAATCGAGGCTGCCAAAACAAAATCAGCCTTAGACAAAATCAAAATCGAGTTTAAGCTGCCGGAGGCCGTCTAAATGAGCAAAGTTTATTTGGCATTGTACAAAGGCCGCAAAAAAATCCAATCGCCCAAAGACATCATCTACCGCGTGACAGACTGGGCCATCCGCAAAGCGACGCGCGGCGAATATTCTCACTGCGAAATCGCCGTCCGACTGCCTGACGGTCAGTTCGACTGCTACACATCGTCCCATCGAGACGGCGGCGTCCGTTGCAAGCGCATGGAGCTGCCCTCTGACAAGTGGGATTTAATCGAGCTGCCCAAGCCCAATCTGACCTACGGCCGCGCGATGAAGCTATGGCGCGAAACAAAAGGCAAAAAATACGACCTGTCAGGCGTTTTGGCCGTGAAATCGGTTTTCCGCCGCTTGAAATTCCGACAATCGCCGGAAAAATGGTTTTGCTCCGAATGGTGCGCCACCGTCATCGGCTTTGGCGAGCCGTCCAAATATTCGCCGTCCGACCTTGCCGCTGTCATGAAGCAAGACCAATTTTAAAAAATCCCCAAAAAATCCCACGCTCTAGCCACACGCGTGGGATTATTTTTTAATAAGAATCTACTAGACATCAACCAACCGAATAACCTAAGAAAAGGACAACCAATGGCAGAAGCAAACCGCCATCATGGCATCACAGCCAACGAATACACCGAAGGCGTGCGCAGCATCAGCGACATTTCGACAGCCATCATCGGCATGGTTTGTACTGCCGAAGATGCCGACGCAAAAGTATTCCCTCTTAATACCCCGATTTTTGCGACATCCGCCTATGACCTGCTCGCCAAAGCAGGCACAAAAGGCACGCTCGCTAAATCCCTCGACGCGATTGTCGACCAAGCCGACGCGCAAGTCGTCATTGTGCGCGTTAACGACAGCAAGAACACAGAAGAACTCAAAGCCAACGTCATCGGCACAGCCGAGGGCAGCAACTACACCGGCCTCAAAGCCATGCGCCGCGCCAAAGCCGTGACAGGCTATACCCCGAAAATCTTGGGCTGCCCCGAGCTTGACAGCCAAGACGTTTTGACTGAATTGGCCGGCGTTGCCCAAGCGACGCGCGCCTTTGCCTACGGCAGCGCAGGCGAAAATCCCGACATCACAGAAGTGGGAAACTACCGCAAAAACTTCGGCCAGCGTGAGCTGATGTTGATTGACAACGAATTTATGGCGTTCGACCCAACCACCAAGAAAACCGAAACCGCCGCTACCATCGCCCGAGTATTGGGCGCGCGCGCCAAACTCGACAAAAATGTCGGCTGGCATAAGTCCATTTCAAACACCGAAATAAACGGCGTCAGTGGCCTGAAATTAGCGCGCAGCTTCGACCTTTTGGACAAAAACTGCGACGCCAACACCCTCAACAACAAAGATGTCACTACACTGATCCGCGAAGACGGCTTCCGCGTTTGGGGCAACCGCACCTGCACAAACGACAGCATGATGTCTTTTGAAGTCGCCACGCGTACCGCCCAAATCATCCAAGAGACCATCGCTTCTGCCTTCATGTGGGCTTTGGACAAGCCGATGCACCCAAGCCTGATGGAAGACATCATCATGGCCATCAACGCCAAATTGGCGCAGTACGTCAACAAAGGCTACATCTTGGGCGCGCGTGTCTTTATCGACAAAACCCTCAACACCTCCGAAACCGTACAAGCAGGTCAATTCACAATCAGCTACGAGTTCACATGGGTGCCGCCTTTGGAAAACATGGTTTTCAACCAACACGTCACTGACACGTTCTTTGTTAACTTGGTTGACAAGGTCATCACATTCGCCAACACCCTGAAACCGACTACCGTCTAGGCCGTCTGAAAGGAAACCCACCCCATGAAAATGCCAAAAGTCCTCAAAGGCTTTAACTTATTCGTCGATGGCGAGAACCAGTACGGCGTCGTCGTCGACATCACGCGCCCCAAAATCAGCCGCCAAACCGAAACCTACACGCCGGGCGGCGCAATGACTGAGATGACCGTCGTCCACGGCTTTGAAAAGCTAACGATGGAAGTGACATCAAAAGGCTACGACGCCGACATGCTCAAGTCTATGTCTAGCAGCATTGACGGAAAGCTGCTGCGCTACCAAGGCGCGCTGCAAGAAGAAGACGGCACCGGCTACCAAGTATTAAAAGGCGAAGCGCGCGGCCGCATTACCGAAGCCGACCCCGGCAGCGACAAACAAGGCGAAGGCGGCGAGCATAAATTTACCGTCGAGCTTGTCTATTGGAAAGAAAGCGTGGACGGCAGCCCAATCGTCGAAATTGACGTCATCGGCAATAAAGCCGCTTTCGGCGGACAAGACGAACGCGCCGGCCTGCGCGACGCTTTGGGCTTGTAATGAAAACCAAGAATCTGGCCATTTACCAGGGCGACACATATTTATTCAAAGTCGCCCTGACCAACGAAACAGGCGAGCCGTTGCAAACCGACGGCCTGTCTTTTGCGCTGGCCGTCAAATTCCCCGACGGCGCAACCATCACGCCCGAGCTGACCGTTGACGGCAATATCGTCAGCCTGATGTTCCCCTCCGCCCTGACCGCCGCCATCACGCACACAACCGCCGAATACGACCTGCGCGCCATCAGCGGCCAGTACGTCAAAACTTATTTACGCGGCCAACTGCACATCACGCCGAGCATCACACCCGTGACAGCAGGCGCAGGCGGAGAAATCCACGAAGAGGCCGTCAGCGTGACCGTTTCCGAAGCGGCCATCATCCGCACTACTGGAAACCAAAACCAGACGGCCTACGACGACAGCGACATCAAGCAACGACTTGCCGCATTGGAAAGCCGTCAAGACAAAGACACCGTCTTCGATGACAGCGACCTGAAACGCCGCCTTGCCGCGCTGGAAAGCCGTCAAGACCAAGACACCGTCTTCGACGACAGCGAGCTGAAACGCCGCCTTGCCGCGCTGGAAAGCCGTCAAGACCAAGACACCGTCTTCGATGACAGCGACC